CTTCAACCAAGTATCGTATGCCCAAGGATAGTTGAAAGGTTTAAACGAACTACGTTCATCCGTTAATTTTAATTTTTTTCTTGTTGCGTTCATTTATATTCCATTAATTCGTCTACAAATTCTAATAATAGCTTGTGGTGTCTACCATCGTGCCAAAGACCTTTCATCCAGCTATAACTCCTGTACCAATGAGGTTCGCTTTCAGGATGACATCCAATCAACCCTACATTATTCTGAATAATAGCCATTGGGTCACCGTTTGAATATCTTGCAATTGTTTTAAATTTTTGCTCATCACCGACTAAAGCACAACCATCATAAAAGAACATTTTCTGTTGTTCTTCTCTCCATGTTACTTTTATATTTTTTGCATGGGGGCGATGAGTATCACTGTTTGGTCGTTTAATATATTGCTGAGGCTCAACACTTTCTAAAAGGTCAAAGTATTCTTTACCTGCCCAATAAGCTCCCATGCAAACGCCCAGGTACTTACCGCCTCGTTGTACGAAATCCCTGATAACTCTGCTGTTGCTTTGGAGAAGATAATCGAAAGAGTCAGCGTCGCCAATACCGCCAGGGAAGCAGACACCACCAACACCGTTAAAAAAATCATCCTCAAGTTCATGTTTAGTAAATACCTTAAAATTGTAATGCTCCTTTAGAGCGTTCATGATCCCGTTACCAGACTGTATAGAACACTTTGGCTGGTGTATGAAAAGAGCTATTGTTTTCGACAAAAGCTTAATCCTTCATATTGAAAGCTTCTGTCAGTTGGCTCTTTGTTAATACACCACCGATACGGTTAATGATGTTGTTATTCTCATCTAGTAGTATCATGTGTGGGATTCCTCTGATTCCGTATTCAAGAAGAATTCCTTTTTCAGCTTTATCAATGTCGATTACCTCAACAGGGAACGGTAGCTGCATCTCACTCATTATCTTTGTTACCTGGTGGCACTTGGTACACCACGGTGCTTCAAATTTTAATAGTCTCATTTATCCCTCGCAAGCTAAACATACATCGCCATCAGCAACCGCTTTAAGATCAATCTCTTGCATGACAATTCGTTCAATCTTTCTTGACACCTTGTCTGCTTTTGCAAGTTTCTCTGAACGGCAATAGTAGAGAGTTTTCAATCCCAACTTCCATGCAAGGAAATGCACAGCATGGATATACTTTACATTGCTATCAGGACGGAAGAACACATTTAACGACTGTGCTTGATCGATATACTTTTGACGATCAGCTGCATGCTCAATAATCCAACGCTGATCAATTTCCATAGATGTTTTAAATACATCCTTTGTCCAATCATCCATCCAATCTAAGTGTTGTACGGATCCATCATTTGAAATAATACTTGACCAAATGTCATTGTAATCATTTGTTGATATTGTTTCACCATCACCTGCTAGGTGTTTTTCAATGACTCTATCCAACCACTTATTTTTATTTAAATGAGCACCGGAAAGAGTGTCTTGACGATAGGCATTAGCGCGGTAAGGCTCAATACTAGGACTAGTGTTACCCATAATAATTGAAGAAGAGGCATTAGGAGCAATAGCCATAACGTGGCTGAACCTTCTACCAGTTCCACGTGCATCAAGAGCTTCTCCTCGAGCAGCGCCAAGGGCGAGGTTAGCTTCATCGAGCTTTTCCTTTATGTGTGAGAAAATCTGATTGTTAAGTGACTTTGCAATCACTCCTTCGAACGGAACATTCTGCTGCTGTAGATAAGCATGGAAACCCAAAGCACCAACACCAATGCTGCGCTCACGCTCGGCAGAAAACCTTGCACGTTCAATGGCGGAAGGTGCATTATCAATAAAATACTGAAGAACGTTGTCAAGCATTTCAGCAACATCACGAAGGAAAATAGGATCTTCTTTCCACTCATCATAGTACTCCAAGTTCAATGAAGAAAGACAGCAAACAGCTGTACGGTCTTTATTTGTAGGAAGAATAATTTCACTACACAAATTACTTTGCTTGATGCTTAGTCCCAAGTCCTTTTGGAACTGAGGCATCATGCGGTTGCTTGTATCAATGAAATGTAGATACGGCTCACCTGTATGCATTCTAAGATCGAGGATCTGTTGCCACAATAACCTGGCTGATACAACTTCGCGTACCTCGCCGTTATGAGGATCTTTCAATTCCCAATCATCATTAGCACTAGGATCCCTCATACAGTTTTCAATAATTTGCATGAACGAATCAGGAATATTAATTCCGTGATGGAGGTTCATTGCTCTCATGTTGGGATCACCAGTGGGCTTTCTCATTTCAAGAAAAATGTGAATATCGGGATGAGAGATATCCAAGTAAGCAGCATAACTACCGCGGCGAGTCCGCCCTTGGCGGTAAGCGAGTGAGGATGCATCATAAGTGCGCAAATGAGGCATAACGCCAACAGATTTATCATCAGCAGAACGGATCCCAATACCAAGGCCAACTCCTCCGCCGAGCATACTCAGCCAATTAACTTCCGATAAAGTGTCGACCAACCCTGCGCTACTGTCATGTAGATATGGAAGAAAACAAGAAATAGGAAGACCACGGGCGCTGCGACCAAAAGAAAGAATTGGGGTAGAATAAGACAACCAATGTTTACTAGAGTATTCGTAAAGCCTCTGCGCATGTTTCTGGTTACTCCCGAATTGTTTTGATACGAAAGCGAATCGTTGTTGAGGGCTCGTCTCTTCTTCCTTCATGTACGACTCTTGCAGTCGCTTGATTCCTAGGATATCGAATAAATTATCACGTGAATAATCTACCTCGATGTCAAGATATGTGTCTGACATTAGTTAACTCCAACTATTATTTTTTTATTCTGAGACGAATGTTGCTGTAAGGGGAAATATTTCAGTGATTACCGTGGCGCATAATTTAGCGATGTCGATATGTTCTTGTTGTGTGCCATTTGCCGATCGGAGTTGTATATAGTGAATCCATGAACGCAAGGTTCCGTTCATATAGAGGCGTGAAACTGTCAATCCTTCTGGTAATACAGCACGTGCTTGTTCCTTGGCAATTCCGTAAGAAATAGCCCACTCATAAGCTTCTTTTGCTTCCTGAATCACACGTTTTTGTCGCTCTTGCCACCACGCTTGAACAGCAAGATTGTCAGTGGCTATACTGTTTTGTCGATTAGACGGGTCCTGTAAGCGAGCGTCTCTGTATACAAACTCGAAATCCTTCGTTGGATCAGCGTATCGTTGGCTAAATTCCTGGAATGAGAAGCTACGGTGTCTAAGTATTTGTCTTGCAATATCTCTTGTTGTTTCAATTTCAAGACATGCTGAGACCATCTCAAGCGGGCTCCAGTGCTGGTTTTTAACGAGATACTTAATAAGTTTTTCCGACGTGCCAGCATTAAGTTGGTTTGCTGGATTTGATACTCTTGCACAGAACGCGATAAGTTCCTGGACGTCATAGAGACCTTGTTCATATACTTCCCTGCTTGGTTTCGAAAAACTAATTAACTTGACCTTCATTTGATAATTTCCTCAACCCAATTTTCACATGCATCTTCGGCGTATTGTAGATTGTGTTCCGACAACATACGTGTTTCGCGCTTGTCTTCACCTTGGTAGAACTCAATTTCAAACCCAGACTGTGTCGATACCACACGAGCTTTACGACCATTATCTTTACCATAAAATTCACTTAAAAATGTTCTCATATTTTCTTCCATTGCGTTAACATCATTTTTGCCAAAAGGTCCCTATATGTATGCTGATCTATTAACTGTTGAATGTGATGTGGGGTCATTCCAGCAAGAACCATATCATTGACATCTTTGTACTGCAGGCTCGCAGGCCATATACAAACACTATACCCCAAATCTATTACTTTTTCAATAGCGTTAACAATATCTCTGTTTCGCGGCTCATTATCATAGACAATCGTGGTGTTATCAGGTTTAAGACCAATCTGTACAGCTGTCTTATCCAAATGAGCACCACCCATTGCAAGACAGTTGTGTAGGAACATCGAATCTATTGGGCCTTCCGTTACATACACTCGCTCGTTTAAATTAACCGCGTCTAGGCCGTATACACGCGGTTTCTCATCGTCTAATATGATCGTGATGTATCTTGGCTCCACATCAAAGAAAGCACGTCCTTGATAACCAAACAAATTACCTTTCTGATCAACAAACGGTATTACGAGTCTCGGTTCATCTTTTTTAGTCGGATCAAACTTATCAGGCTTTAGAGTGTTGGTCCAAGCCTTAAACTTTGGTGCAAAGAATAGTTTGGCATGATACTTGTTTGGTATTTGTCGTTTGACGATGTATCTGCGCGCCGGATGACCTATCTCAAGTTGTGAGATCTTCTTTAGATCACTAAGAGCAGTGTATTTAATAAACTTTGGTGTGATAAACTTTGATATATCAGCAGGTGGCTGAACAATACGGTCTGTGTCGTATGTCTTTGCCTTTTCAACATACCTTTCGCGAAGGTAGTCTTGGTATGCAGAAGGATCGATAGTCTCAAGAAACCTACCAAATGGCATACTAACATTACA